TCTCATCTTCTGTTACATGGAATTGGGCAAATGGTAATATTGCGATAATTACTTTGACTACAAACGTTACTCTTACAATTACAAGCGGAACAGCTACTAGAGGAACATTAATTGTAAAACAGGATGCAACTGGAGGAAGAACATTAACTTTAACAGCTGGTATTTATAGACAAGGAACGACAGGTGGCCAAATTTCTTTAACAGGTACATCAAATTCTATAGATGTTTTTCAATTTTTTAAAGATTCTAGCAATAATATCTATATTTGGAACGGAGCATCTCAATTTATAGCTGTTGCTTCAACCCCTACTAATAAATACATATTTATTTATGATGGTTCAATAAAAACTCTTACTATTCCAGTATCAGCTAATAATGTTTGTCGGATTAGAATGATAGGAGGCGGAGGTGGACAAGGTGTTTATAATGGGGGAGGAAATAGTGGAGCAGGTGGTTTTACTATTTATCAGTTTAGTACTACTTCTTATATTGGTCAGGAACTTAAACTTATTGTAGGGAATGGAGGAGAGGGAGGAATAAGCACAGCTGCTGGATATCGTGCTGGATATGGAGGTTATCCTGATGGTGGCAATGGTGCATCATGGAGTACAGGTACAGGAGGACTTTATTGTGGGGGAGGAGGTGGTCGTAGTGATATTCGTATTGGTTCATCTTTACAATCTTTTAGTACTTCCACATTATTAGCTATAGCGGGAGGAGGAGGTGGTGGTTCAGGTTACGCTAGTATTCATGCGGGAGCTGGAGGTGGAGCTACTGGTCAAAATTCTATTGGAGGAAATATAGCAACAGGAGGTACACAAACATCTGGGGGAACATCTGGAACTGGTGTGCCAACAACTGGATTTATTAATTCAGGAGCTTTTCAAGGTGCGGGATTTACAGTACCTACTCAAAATGATTCTTACGATGCAGGAGGAGGAGGTGGTGGATATTTTGGCGGTGGTTTTTATGGTAGTTATGCTGGGTCTGGTGGTGGTTCAGGTTATATTAACACTTCTTTATCTGGTTATTTATCTAGTTATAGTTCTATATCATCAGCAACTTATCAAGGAAATGGCATTGCTATTCCAACTCAAGCTTCAACTGATTCTGATTTTAACACTGGAAATGGCATTGGATACGTAGGTATTAATAATGGTGGTACAACAGGGGCAAGAGGTGGTCCTGGGAAAATAGTAGTAGAGTTCTTATAATGTCAGATACATATTTAACTCCTGCTCACATTCATCCAAGATTAGATGTATTTGGAAATAGTCAATATTTTAATTTTGATGAGCAATATAATTATTTTACGTTGTTTAATAGATTTGCTCCTACCAATTTACTAAATACAGGAACTAATTTTGATTTTACAAATACAAATTACAGTGGTTTCAGATTCAGGCATGTTACAGATATTACAAATAATCAAGGAGTTTTTAGTCTTAATTATTTTCAGTCTAACGATAGAGTAGGTATTCCTTTATTTACGGCTAATACTGACAATATATTTTTCAATGTATTTGCAAGAGGTAATGCTCCGCTTGTAAATAATGATTATACAAATAAGTTTTATGTTGATTCTTTAGTTAATAATTTACCTACTCAGATAATTTTACAAGGTGATATTATAGGGAACGGATTAGTTGGACAATCTATTAACACTAGTTTTCAGAAAACTTTAAATCAGATATCAAACAATGGGAATATAAATATTGGTAATTTCCTTTTAAATAACGTATCAACTCCTTTGATTGCAACTGATGGAGCAAATAGGGGATATGTAGATAATAAAACATGGACATCAACACAAATTACGGATTTCAATAATGCTGTTCGTTCTAATTCATTAAATCAATTTGCTGTTCCTACAGCTAATTTATCAATGAACAATTTTAGAATGACTGACCTAAATGACCCTTTAAATAACAAAGATGCAATAAACCTATCATATTTACAGAGCTATGTTGCAGCAAATAAAGGAACAGGCACAGTAACAAGTATTACTGCCGGCACAGGTTTAAGCGGAGGTACTATTACAGGAAGCGGAACAATTGCACTAGCTAATATTAGTGGTTTTCTAGCAGGAGTTTATAATTATCCTAATAGTTTGACAATAAACCAGCAGGGTCAGGTAATAGGAGCAAATGCAGGAAACCAACCGATAACTAGTATAATTTCAAATAGCGGTCTTACTGTTAATACAAGCGGAGGTCAGGCATTAGTAAATATTTTTAACACAGGTGTTACAGCGGGAACATATGATTTTCCAGCTGGGTTTTCTGTTAATTCCATGGGACAATTAACTTTTGTTACTTCTTCTGGTAGCTTTCCGATAAATAGATTATCCGGTTATCCTGCTAATAGTTCTTTATTTTTAAGGGGAGATGGTGTGTGGAGTTCTCCTACAATACCTATAATAGATATTAATAACGGCACTACAGGGCAATTAAATATTTCAAGACTCCAAAATTATCCTTTTAATTCTGGAGTGTTTTTAAGAGGTGATGGAGTATGGGCTAATGCTGTTACACAATTTCCTGTAACAGTTAATACCTCCAGTGCTTCAATAGATGTTATTGGCACTTATAATTCTAATTCTTCAGCATATTCAACAGGTATTGGATTTTATAATTCAGCTAATAATTATGGCGTTCAATTTGGATATAATAATTCAACGAACGAGGGGTATATGTGGTCTTCTACCCCCTCAGCTATTAAGTTTGGTACGAATAATAGTTTAAGGATGATAATTGATAGTTCTGGTAATATTACGCAGTATGATTTAACTACTCATCAATCTTTCAATGGTAATCCTTGTACTAGATTTTATGGGACTAATGGAGCTCCTTTTTATGGCAATATGTATGTTAGACCATATGCTAATTATATGAGTAATATAAGTAAATATACGATGTATTATGCTAATTCATTTTGTTTTGACATGTGGAGTAGTGTAAGCGGAGGAGCAGCTATTGTAATGAATGGACAATATATTCAGTTTATCCAAAACTTTAATAGTCTTGGTATAATATTTTCCGATTATGATTATGATACTTCTAGCAGCTATCAAAGCTATATCGGAGCTAATGGTCAGTTATACGTTTCAAGTTCTGAAAAAAGAAAATATTCGGTAAGAGAAAAGAAAAACAATAATTATTTAGAGAGATTAAGAAAACTTAAAGTTTATAGTTATGCTTTAAAATGCGAGATTGTAAGTAAGGATAAAAAAGAGTGTAAAGATAGAAAGTATTTTAAAAACAAGCAATTACACGTTGGTTTACTATCAGAGGAAGTAAAAGAGTTATTTGATAATTGCGTTGATATTTATAAGACAATAAATATTGATTCCGATAATGAACAGGATTTTGCAAAAATCACAAAAAAACATAATCCCTCTATTCTAGAAGAAAATTATATAAAAGAAAAAGAAGAAAAAAGGGATATATACGCAATTAATTATAATGCTCTTATGTGTTATCTAATATTAGCGGTTCAGGAATTAGCAGATAGGTTTGATAATACTAGAAATATGTAAAAATATATTATATAAATAGAATTATATAATTTTATTTTAGATAATAATATGAATCATTTACAAATTTTACAACTAGTTACTAAATACACAAACGCTTTATATAATGATGGCTCTATGTATTGGTCCGGTGATGAAGCACTATCAACTCCAGAAAGAAAAGCTATGGTTATTGCTGATATAAAGCTAATAGCTGATAATTTAGCGATTTTAAGTAAAGATTTAGCTTAGAAAAAAAATATTGGGTTAATAAAAGTTAATATATAAATATTTTTTAAATTTATTATTTACAATATCATAAGAATTTCGTATAAACTATTTATAGTAATTTTATAAGTAGTTTATATGAAACACATAAATTTCCTACTTGATGATAAAACAGTTGAAATTATAGATAAAGACGCTAAAAAAAATCAGCGGAGTAGGACATCGCAGATTGTTTTTATAATTAAACAGTTCTATTCAACGTTACCTAAGAATAATAAAAACAAGAATAAAAATGAAGTGTAATACAAAAATAAAGTTATTTGTTGTAGCTATAGTATGTATTTATGTTTTAGGTGTTTTTCTTGTTAAAGATAAAATGTCTGTTGATTCTATTTTGTATTTGAAATATCTTCATTAAAATAAATCTTCAAAAAATTTCATTGTATGAATACTTTTACGGTTAGTTTCTTTTCTTCTAAAACCGATATTAAACCAGAGGTTTTAAATTTAGATATAATTTCAATTAAAGATAAATTAAAAGAATATGCTATATCAACAGTAAATACAAAAAAAGCCGACTTGCCTTTAATATCTGGAGGATTTTACGATAATGGTATCAAATCTGAAAATCTTAAATATAGATCATTTTTTATTTATGATTTAGATAATTACGATGACAATTTTGATATTATGCTTAAGGATATTGAAAAATCGTTATCCGGTTATGTATATCTTCTTTATACAACCTATAGCCATACATATCTATCTCCAAAGTTGCGTATTATCTTGTTTCCTAACAGTTTAATAGAACCGGAAATTTATGAGGCTATTTCCAGATCTATTGTTACGGATATATTTAGCGAAAAATTAGGAAAAGCTATAGATAATACAAGTTATGAAGCTACAAGAAGAATGTTTGTACCGTGTATTGGAAAAAATAAAGATAAAGATAGATTTATTGCTAAATATGTTGAAGGTAAACTGCTGGATTTAAGTCAATATGGTTATACATATAAAAGAGAAGATACAAACACAATAATTTTAGATAAGGAAGTAGATACTATATCTGATATTGAATTAGCTGCCAATCATCTACCGCTACCGGATGTTACAACAGATAGAGTAAAAGAGGTATTGGGCAGGTATTCTTCAGCGGATATAGGTTATGAGGAATGGAGAGATGTTGTTTTTGCTCTTCACCATCAATATCAAGGAAGCAAAGAAGGACTGGATATATTACTTGAATGGAGTTTAAAAGAGGATAATAAGAGAACTAAAGAAAATATTATTTCCGGATGTAAGACTCATTATAAAAACGCTAAAACAGAAGATAAGAAAAGACCTCTTACTTTTGCAACAATTATCGCTAGAGTTAATCAGTTTGAAAGAGATAAATTACATATTAAAAATCTTGTATTTCCTATTAAAAAAAAGAATGGTAAACCTATTTCTAATGAATTTGCAAATTATAAAGCATTATTTGCTTATTATAATGTTAAGCCTTGGTACAATCAGGTAAAAAAAAGAGTTGATCTTGATATTGATCATATTGAATATAATGAAGCTACTAATTATACAGAAAATAAGTTGTATGACCCAAATCCTGATAGAATAGGTACAAAAAAGTTATGGCTTTGGCAGAGATGTATAACACATAAATTAAGTTCTGATTATAATGTATTGCTTAAAAATCTACATTTTATAGCAAACACTTATCCTATTAATCCTGTAAAAGAAAGTTTATTAAAACTTAAATGGGATGGAGTTGATAGACTAGAAGACTTTTATTCAATTCTTCATGTATCAGAAGATTGGGAGCAAATGAAGAAAATAATATTAAAAAAATTCTTGAAACAATACATATACATTAATTGTTTTAATGAAGGTAGTATTGGATTACGTGCAAGACAGGTTTTAATATTTCAAGGTAAAGAGCATATAGGTAAATCGACTTTTATGTCTAAATTAACTCCTACAGATTTATCTAAAGAATTATACTTTTTTGATGAAAACGCAGAAATAGATTTAAAAGATAGAATGGTTTATAAAAGTCTTATTGAGTCTTCTATAGTTGAACTAGGTGAACTTGATGATGTACTTATTTCTAAAAAATATAGCGGTAAAATAAAGAATTTTATATCTAAAACAAAAGATAAAGTAGATTTAAAATATATAACAGATCACCTTGAAACAAGAAGATTAACTGTTTTTACCGGAACTATTAATCGTCCTCAATTTTTAGATATCGAAGAAGAAAACACAAGATTTCTACCTTTACCTATAAAAAAAATAGAGTATGTAGATTTTGATATAATGCAGATATATGCACAATTATTAGAAGAAATAAAAATTGAATTACCTATATACCGTAAAAATAATCCCGGTAAAGAAATATCACCTTTATATGAACTTAATGAAGAAGAAAGAAAAAAACTTAAATCCTTATGTGCTATATTCAATAAATTGGATAGAGCAATGTATATAGTAGATTTATATATCGATTTAACTAATAAAGATAAAAACGGTCAAGCAAAAGGTGTTAAAGATAGAAGGCCCGGGGATATACTTAATGAAATAAGAAAACTTGATTCCAGTGTTAAGAATGATCGTAAAACTTCCGGTCAATTAGCCGAAATTTTAAGAATACATGGTTTTAAAGTTAGTATTAGAGGTGGGTATAGAGTGTTTATATTTGGTATAGATCCGTATATAGAAGATGATAATACTATAACATCCGATACTATTCTTGAAGAAGATATCAATGAAGATCAGTATCAAATAGAACAAAATCCAACGGAAAATATCGATATACAAAAAGTTGATAAAATTAGAAAGGAATCAACTGTTACGGAAGTTCTTATAACTGATGTTAAATACGAATTAATAGATAAAAAAACCCGATTACTTCATTTTAAAAATTATAGTGTATCGGATATTACTTACGGCATTGATATTGAGACTACCGGATTAAATCCAATTAATAGTCGGGTAGCATTACTTCAAATATATAATCCTGCTATAGATAAGATATTCATTTATAAACTTTATGATGCACCTCTAACAAATGAAGAGAAACAAATATTATCAGAAATAAGGTTTGTTGCGCATAACGCTTCTTTTGAGAGATCGTTTATGCCTTATTTAAAGAATCTTGATTGTTCAATGATAGCTTACCATGCTTCTACTTCCAGTAAACGCTGTGGATTAAGCGATTTAAGCTTAGAAACAGGTATTACTTATAATAATAAGAAAGTAATGCAAACTTCAGACTGGAGCGGTGAATTAACAGAGGAGCAACTGGAATACGCTGCTAAAGATGCTAAGGCTACTTACATATTATGGCAGAAGTACAAAGACAATAATAAGCCTGTATATGATAGGATGTATAAAGCCAGTTTTATTATAGATGATTATTCTAAACGTGGATTACCTGTTGATATTGAAGCTTTTAAAAAATTAAAACTTGATACGGAAAACAAAAAAGATGAGTTATTGCAGAAATTAATTGATCTTGGATTTGAAGAGATAATTACTCCTGCAAGGAATATACGAACTAAAAAAGAGCTTATGGCTAAAGTAACTCCTGATGTTATGAAGATAGTAGAGGAAGTTAGAAGTACAAATTCTCTACTTAATAATATGATATCCGGAGTAGAGGAGAATATTATAAATGATAGATTACCTATTAACACTTTAATTTGCGGTACAGAGACAGGAAGACTTGCTACTGTAAAACCTAATGTCCAGAATTTTCCACGATCAGGATTTCGTCATATCTTTAAGGCAAGAGATGGTTATAGGTTTATAAGAGCCGATTTCTCGGGTCAGGAACTAAGAATGGTTGCTGCCATGTCAAACGAGAAAGTATTGATTGAAGCTTTTAACGCAGGTAAAGATCCTCATGCTATTATGGCAGCAAGATTAAACAATATGCCGCTTAAGGAATTCATGGAAAAACCTATAGATTGGCAAAAATCTGAAAGACAAAAAGCTAAAGCAGCTAACTTTGGATTCTTGTATGGTATGGGAGCAAGTAGGTTTATTGATAATGCCAAGGATAATTACAATGTTGTTTTAACTGAAGAAGAAGCAACAACAATTAAAACAAAGTTCTGGAGTACATATTCTTTCTTAAAACGTTGGTCTGATAAAGAAAGAGCAGATTGCAGAGCTAGAGGTTATGCGTTAACCAAAGGAGGTAGAAAAAGATTCTTTGAGGATATGGATAAGGCGTATTGTGAGATGATTAATACGGCAGTTCAAGGTTCTTGCGGGGAAGTATTACTTGAGACATTGATTTCTCTTCCGGATTATTTAAAAGGTTACTTGGTTAATACTGTTCATGATGAGCTTGTATTTGAAGTACCGATAGAGTTAATACAGGACGAAGCTAAATACATTGAAATAAAGAATCATATAACAGGAGCAATGATTGCAGGCGTAAGAAAAGTTGAACCAAGGTATCCGACTTTAAATATTACGGAAATTAAAGATACCGATAGATTATAAGGTAATTTATGTTAATAGATAAAAAATCAGAAATAGAGACATTAATAATAGAGAAGTATCTAAACAAGGATATTAATCTTCTGGAAAAAGAGATGGCTATAAACGTTCTTCTTGAAATATGTTATGGAGAAGATGTTGATGAAGATGATATAAGAGTTTTTAAAGTTATCAGAGAACAACCTATAAATTGTATTGTTGATTGGATAATAGATTTTGGTAGAGATAATTATAGTAGTCATGAAATAAAAAATCCTACATATATAGATTTTTCTGTTAATTTTTTAATTAAGGAAAGAGAGAAATACATCAATGTCTAAACACACATTAATTAGTCCATCAAATTTTGAAAGACGTATGCTATGTCCGGGAAGCTTGCATGCAGAAAAAGATTTGCCGAATACTACCTCTGTTTATGCAGAGAAAGGTACTATGTTGCATGATAGGGTTAATAAATTGATTAATGGACATAAAGAATGGAAAAAAGATTTACCGGATGATTTACAGGAAATAATTAAAAAAGCTCAAGAATATTTTTATTCTGTCAAAAGAGATAAAAAAACTCTTATAGAATTTCACGAACAGAGATTTAATCTTGATTTCCTTGTTCCTCCTTTTGAAGAGATGGGAGGAAGTGTTGATAGTATTGTCTTATGCTATAACGAAGAAAATAAAATATATGAGCTTCATGTTATAGATTATAAATTTGGTATGGGTGTAAAAGTTGAAGCTTATGAAAACTATCAACTTATGTTATATGCTACCGGTGTTTTAAATGATTATGGTTTTTTAAGATTACTTGAAGATGAAATACCTAAATTTAAATGTAATAATATACATAAATATATAAAACTGTATTTACATATAGTTCAACCTTATTTATCTGATAGTTGCTGGGAACTAAGGGATGATGAACTTAAATCTTTATTACAAGGTAAAAGACTGGATTTAATAAAAAGTAGTATAGAGCAAGCTTATTCTAAAACGGCAATACGTATTCCTTCTAAAAAAGCGTGTCAATTTTGCAAAGCAAAAGCTACTTGCAGTAGTTTAGCTAATACTTTGCCTGTAATAGATAATATTAAAGATAGGAATACTACTTTAGCTCGTATTAGAATGTTATCGGAAGAAGAAATAAGTGCTATTTATGACAAGAAAGATGTAATAATTCTATATCTTAATGCTATTGAAGATTACATTAAAACAAAGTTACATGAAGGTAGTTTTGCTGATTATGAACTTAAAGACAAGTTATCCAATCGTAAATGGATAGATACAGCAGAAGAGCATTTAACACGGCTACTCGGTGATGATGCTTATGAAACTACAAGAAAACTCATATCTATTACAAAAGCTGAAAAACTTTTGTCTAAAGATGATATTAAACATTTAACAACAAAGGAGGTTACAGATAAAATAATAGTAAAACAGGAATATTCCATAGAAGAATTATTAACAGATTAAACATTATTAAAAAAATTAAACAAATTAAAAGGTATTAACTATGACTAAAAAAATTAGTGAAAAAATATTACTGGAAAATGTACGTATAGTATGGCCGTATCTTTTTGAGAAAGAGCCTATTAGTGAATACATTGAAACAGAAGAACAAAGAAGATTTAAAGTAGATTGTCTTTTGTCTAAAAGTAATCCAAAACATATGGAATACTATAAAAAGATTAATGATACTGCCGATGATGTTTTAAGACGTATTAAAGTTAAAAAACATTTATACGAATTATTTAAGGATGGTGATGAAATCTACAAATCCATTGACGATTCGACAGAACAAGGAAAAGAAAAGAAAGCTAATTGTGAGTATTTAAAAGGACATTATATTCTTAATGTAAAAAATAAGATACAACCTAAGTTAAGCTTAATTAAAGGTCAATTACTTAATACTGAAGTTGATGAAAACCCTTTTTATCCTGGTTGTTTTGTTCATATCCTATTTACTATTGATTCTTATGAATTCAAGAAAGTACCTAAAGGAGTTACTAAAAGATTGCAGCATGTACTATTTGCCAGAGACGGAGAAATGCTTGGAGGTAAAATTGATACTATAGATGCTAGTGAAGATTTTAATAAAATCCAAGATGATGAAGATATTTTTTAAGAATGCGTAAAGTTAGGGTATTAACCGAGAGAAAAATAGAATCTAAAATATCCAAGAAAGCTATTGATCTTGGATACCTTACTTATAAATTTACTTCTCCTTCAAATAGAGGCGTACCTGATAGAGTTTTTATAAATAAAAAAGGTGAAATATTTTTTATTGAGTTCAAAAGTCTATCAGGTAAAGTTACTCCTTTGCAAAGAATGGTATTTAGCAAACTTATCTATCGTAATACACCAATTTATTTAGTTAATGATATTCAAAGAGGTGTTGATATCCTAAATAACAATTTAAACAGCATCCTAGATACCGACTTTTATGAACCTTTGTATGAGCCAAAAAATATTAAATAAAAGTGATCTGGAAGAATATCAATTAAAAGCTATCAATTACATATTAAACAAAAAAAGATGTGGTCTTGGATTAAAACCCGGACTTGGTAAAACTATTTGTACTCTTACGGCTTTTTCTGAAATTATAGGCAAAAAAGTTAAAAAACTTCTTGTTATTGCACCTTTGACAATAGCTAAGAATGTATGGATAAATGAAACGGATAAGTGGAGTCATACACGAGATTTTAGAGTTTCAATCTGTTGCGGAAATGAGAAAACAAGACTGGCAGGGTTAAACGCCGAAGCTGATATCTATGTTATAAATCAGGAAAATGTAGAATGGATGTATGATCAAGGATTCTCTAAATACGGCATGATTGTTGTTGATGAGAGCCATGAATTCAAAGGTCATGATTCCTATCGTTTTAATGCTCTTAAGCATTTTAAATCAATTTATATGGTACTACTTAGCGGAACTCCTGCACCTAGTGGATTGATAGATTTCTGGTCTCAGCAATATTTGATAGATAAAGGAAAAATGTTTGGTGATATTACCGGATTTAGAAAACATTATTTCAGAGAAAAGAGAGAAGGTCATGGTTATGAATGTGTATATCCTAAATTGATAATGAATAGATTAAAACGTAATTGGTTATTCATGGATAGTAAGGATTATCTGGATTTACCGGACAAAATGATGATTACTACTCCGGTTATTATAGATAATTATCAGGAATATAAATCTTTTGAGGATGATTTTTATCTTAAGATACAAGAAATGGAGATAACTGCCGTTAATGCCGGAGTATTGTGTAATAAACTAATTCAATATTGTAATGGAGCTGTGTATGATCAGGATCGTAATGTTATTATCGTACATAACAATAAGCTTGATATGCTTGATGAAATAATGAAACAGCATATAGATGAGAATTTTCTAGTAGCATATAATTTTAAATCCGATGAAGATAGAATAAAAAAGAGATTCCCTCATGCTGTTACCATGAATGCTAAAGACGTTAATGAATTAGAGCCTTTATGGAATGAAGGAAAAATAAAAATGATGTTGTGTCAATGTAATAGCGGTAGAGGTCTTAATATACAAAAAGGAGGAAGAATTATAATATGGTTTGGTCTTACATTTAGACTTGATAGCTACATTCAATTTAATGATCGATTACATAGACGAGGACAAGATAAACCTGTTATAATATATCATCTAGTCGGAAAAGACTGTAAAGATGAGCGTGTTATGCAGATTATTGGACATAAAGATTTAACACAAGAAGAATTATTTAAGGTATTGAAGAATAAAGATGATTGAGATTATAGATAAACTTAAAACATATTTTATTGAACTTATTTGTACTAAAGAGTTTGTAGTAGGTTTTATATTTGGATTCTTTGTTGCAGGAGGTATATTTTCACATTGGATATTTGGGAATGATAATTTATGGGAACAAACATTGGAATTTCTAGTAAAGATTACTACTAATCGTAATATTGATATAACTTCATGATAAAATTAGGTGATAGAGGTTTAAATTTATTGAAAAAATGGGAACAAGGTCCTAAAGGAGGATTTTCTCCTGTTATTTATCCTTGTTCTGCCGGTAAAAATACTATTGGTTATGGTCATGTTATTACTCCTGATGATAATATAATTCCTCCAATAACAGAAAAACAGGCAGATGATTTACTTAAGCAAGATATAAAAACAGCTGAAAATGCCGTCAATCTTTTAGTAAAAGTCTCTCTAACACAGAATCAATTTGATGCCCTTGTTTGTTTTGTATTTAATATTGGTGTTGGTGCTTTTCAAAAAAGTACTTTATTATCTTTTATAAATAAAAATATATTTAATAAAGTGCCTGATCAATTTAAGTTATGGAATAAAATAACAGTTAATGGTATAAAAAAAGTAAGTAATGGTCTTACCAACAGAAGACAAGCAGAAGTAACATTGTTTTTATCTAAAAATTAAGAGGTTATATGAAAAATACAGAAGAAATAGATTTATCTATAGATAACAAAGAGGAAGTAGTATCAGAAATTAATGATTCAGCAGATACAATATCTACATCTTCTGAATTTACAGGTACTCCGGAAGAAAGAATAGCAGCACTAATTAGTTATATAGATCAATCTCAAGAAAGATATGTTGAATGTTCTACTGTCAGAAAATTTTTAGAAGAATAATATGTATATAAAATCAGTAGTAATATTTTATTTATTATTTTCTTCATTTAATACTTATGCTGATGGAAGCTTTTACTTAAAAGGCGGTGTCGGATTAAATAATATTAAAACTACCAAATTCAGTAACCATGATTTTGAGGGAAAGGTTAAATTATCTAATAGTTTTCCATTAATTGAAGCAGGCATTGGTTATAAATTTGATAATGATATTAGACTTGAGAGCGTTATTGATTATTACTTTCTATTTAAAACATCTGAAGTATCAATGAATCCAAATAAGGATACGTTTAAAATTACTGCCAAAACAAAAGCAGATAGCTTAATGTTTAATATTTATAAAGATATAGTAACTATTGGCAATTTTACTCCTTTTATTGGAGGTGGTATCGGATTAGCATATTTGAAAGAATCTGCGGGAGGTTACGCTATTTCTCAGGATGATAATGTTATTAATCCACTGGAGGCAATCAGTAAAAAAAGAAATCAGTTTGCTTATAAATTAACTATAGGCAGTGATATAAAATTTAGTGATACGGTTACCGGCGAAGTTAGTTACAACTATTTTAACTTAGGAAGTAACAAAAGAAAAATCGTAGGAGGGATGCAAAATATAGGTAATCGTATTTATGAAATCCACAATATAACTCTAGGAATGAGGTTTGCATTATGAAAATGAAAGTTTTACCTAAAGCACCAATTCAAATACAAAGGGATGAGTTATTAGAAAAAGTAAGATTACTTCATATAGAAAATCAAAATCTAAAAACACAGGTTACTGATTTAAAACAAAAAGAAGAACTATTAAAAAATGAAGTAAATACTAAAAACATACTTACTTCTAATTTACAAACAGAAATTAATATAAAAAATAGTTTGATTACAGAGCAGTCCAACAAAGAACGTTCTGAAGTTTCATTATTAGAAAAAATAGCATTATTAGAAAATACAATAAAATTATCTGAAAATCAGATAAAAGAACTAAAAGCAGATAAGGAAGAATTAAAAAAAGATAAAATAAAATTAACCACTGAAATAGATAACTTAAAATTAGCGGTGCAGGATGTTATTAGTTATGATAGTTCTTTTAATGTTAAATTTAAAAATTTCAATTTAGAAGACATGGATATCGTTAAATCAGAAAAATTACATGAATCTTTACAATTAAGCGGTGTATCAATAATAGAAGAAAATAACGACATTTAAAATGTTTATTCTAACTTATTTAAAAGAAATATTACTTGGTATTATAGGATTTTTTGCTCTTTATCTATTTAATAGAAATAAAACCTTAAAACTCGAAAAAGAACAGTTAATAACGAAAAACAACGAAAAAGATACAATAATAGCTATTAAAACAAAAGATATACATGCTACAGAGAACATTAAACCTAGTAATGATATCAATAATGCTATTGACAGGATGTCAGAGCAAAATAAATAACATTATTACAAATATTGATCTACCTGAATTTCCTTTAATATCTGTTCCTGCTAACAAGGAACTTAAGACAGCTTTTAATCCTGTATGTATTAAAACTAATGATCATATCAAGGATTTAAAATTATCTATACTTAATTACAATAAAGAAAATCCGGAAGATGTAATTAGAGTAAAAAATACAGAAGACTTAATATCTGAACTAAATACTATTTGCTCACCTAAATCAAAAGAAACTAAATTATGGTTGGATGAGCTTTATAAATTTAAAATAAGGTATTATATTTATAAAGAAGGATTGAAATAATTTACTGATATTTATCTAAAAATGGATTAAAACCAGGTTTAAATACCTCTACAAACCTTGGATCTCTTGGATTTTTTACATGTCGATAAGTGCCTCTTCCTGTTATAGCTTCCTGTTTTGCAATTGCTTTTACATATGCGTCACTAAAATGAGGACCAAAACGTTTATCTCTATTTCTAATTTCTTGCAACATTGCTTGTTCTGCTAATTGCACTCTAAGTCTTTCTTGTTCTTTTTGTCTGTTAACTTCAGCAATTCTTAAAACTTCTGCTTGACGATTTGCTTCTTCTTCTCGTCTTCTTGCCTCTAGCTGTCTTTGTTCCTGCTCAACTTTTCTTAGTTCTGCTTGACGATTTTCTTCGGCAACTCTTGATTCTTCTTGTCTTCTAGCTTCTAAATTTCTTTGTTCTTGCTCAACTTTTAATCTATTAGCATTCTCTTCTCGTTCTCTTAATACTCTTTGTTGCTTTTGAAGTTCGGCCCGTTTCTTTAAATCCTGCTCAAGATTCATTCTAGCTGCTATTTCATTCTGCAATTTATTATTAAGTTCATCTCTTTCTATACCGAGTTTTAATCTTTGATTTTTTTCGTTATCATACTCTCCCATATTTTTCTTGGATAACTCTTCAGCTTGAAGTTTATAATCTTCCAAACTTTTTATTTTATCTAAATTTGATGTTCTTTCTTTCTGCATTTCAGAATATCTGTTTTGAAGATCACTTATACTAGATAAATCAATACCCTGATTATTGAAATGATTGAATATTGTGTTTATTCCGCTATTAACTCCTCCTTCATATCCACTATTCCTTGCATTGGTTAATAGTTTTGGATTCATACCTCCTTTTTCTGCCTGATAGGATTTATATAATTGTTCATTATTTTCCTGTGCATTTTTCCATTTCTCGAGTCCCTTTAAATTTGATCTTTTAACATCATCAAGTACTGTTCCAAATTCATTATTAGCTAATTGATCGTATTGATTTAATTTATCTATATTATTTAAATCACTATACTCCTTATCTGCAATACCTCTTACTAAATCTTCTTTTACTGCTTTTAATTTTGATTCTCCGGTAGCAGACAATAAATCCTGCATTCTATTTGTAACGGATTTTAAATGTGAATTACTGCCGTACATCCCTTGTTTGATATACCTGCTATTTAAAGCTGTTAAATCATTTATTGCTTTCTTTTTTGCTTCTTCATCAAGAGATTCGAACTTTGGTCTTATGTTTTCAGGCAAAGAATTTACAACATTATTTACTGAATTAGTACCATCTACTAAAGATTTTCGGGTTAATTTACGATCAATGTAATTTTTATCTTTATAGAAAGGACTTATATTTTCAGCTAGTTCATAAGACTTAGCTAATTCATCATTTACCGGTTCTACTAATTTACCTTGATAAACAGGTAAATTAGTTCTTGGGGCAGTCATCCATTGATCAACAGGTTTACCTACATCAACACCGTAAGCTTGTAGAGCTTTTATTAACTGTTTACCTTGTAAATCAAGTACGTCAGGATGAGATGTTGAACTATCTATTCCATCCATTGAATTTAATACAGAGTTAAGATTTTCAATACGTCCGTAAGGTTCATTTACTTCTGCATCGAATCGGGCTTTTTCTGCTGTTAATCCTTTATTAACAATACCGTGTTTCTGTTCTCCGTACTTATTAAGAGAATCTATTAAAGCTTTTTCTCTGTTATATTTGTTTTTACCTGATTCAGAAATAGCCTCAAAAGCAAAACGACTCTTCTTTCCTTGAAGTTTTTTTATTTCAGGATTCAAAGTATTTAGATCAGACTGGAATTCATTTGTTTTTAATTGATTGTTTCTATCTACATTATTTCTAAAACTATCGTAGTATCTATTAAATTTATTTCCGAACTGATTTCTTAATCTATTTGATACAGTTTCTAAACCTCTATTAGCGGTATCATAGGTAAAATCCTGTAACTTATTTATATTACCTTCGTTTATTCCTTCAATAGGTGCATTTGCTAGAGCATTTAAATCGTTGGTATACGGCATACCTTTAGCGGTCCTTCTTTCCTCCAATCCTCTTGCTCTTTGAGTCATGGAAGACATTGGAGCTAATGTTTTTCCGGGATAAGGTGTATAATTGGAAGTAGATAATCTGCCGCTATCACGAATTAGTAATTGCCTAGCTTTATCTCTTATCTGATCAAAAGGTATATACTGTTTTGCCATATCTTAAATTCTTGTTGGATTACCGCTAAACTGCGGATTGTTATAGTAATTTAGCCATCTTCCGGTTCTTTCTCTTTCTTCCGGAGTACTAACTCTTGTATATAACGGATCTATTTCTATTCTTTCTTCCGGTAGGAATTTTTTACGTGAATTCCTACGTTTTGCCTGCTCTACCTGAAGTTCATACTGTTCTTGAGCAGCAAGTTCTTCAGGAGTTAGTCGTTGAGCTAGCATTCTCTCTTTTAATTCTTTACCTTCTTGAGCAGCAGTCTTTGGTTTTGGTTGATTGAATCTATCGTACAAAGTTAATCCGGTAGTACCAAGAGCCAGTAAATTCTTGGGTTTACTTAGGAAATCCATGCTATTACTCTGTAATTTATCCATGAAACTCATATCATCTTTTTTCTTTTCTTTTTCAAGAAGATATTGCATATAACTTTCCGTATCATCACCGGCAGATACACCGGCACCTTTAGAACCTCCTAAACTACTTAATAATGAAGTAGCTCCGCCGTATTTAGCAGCACTTTTACCCATCCCCATTACGCTAGATCCGGTATCTTTACCAAATCCAAGAGCAGGTAATATAGCGTTATCAGTTCCGTATTTACTTAAAGTAGAACCGATACCTCCCATACCTAGTTTAGTTGCCCCAAAACCTAATCCTGATGCAACAGAAGGTAAAGCTGCTCCCATTCCTGCACCTTTTAAAGCTCCTTGTAAAGCATTTTTACCTCTTGCTGCATGTTGCGCTCCCTGACCGACAGCACCGCCTATAATACCTCCTACTCCCGGTAAAATCATATTACCGATTAAAGCTCCTGCTCCTCCGCCAAGAACACTTTTTATTGCTTTAAAAGGTTTTCTAAAAAAACCTCCTTTATATTCTCTAAGCCCTGTTTTTGGATTAATGCTGCCACTACCTCCAAGACTTTTTAATATTTTAGATTCAACAGGATTAATATGAGCAAGTTCTGTGTCTCCTTCTCTACCTTTTTTCTTTGTTTGCTCCAGTACATCCTTGATATGTTTTTTACTATATTT